TTCTGCCAGTTCCATCTGAAGTCTTTCTTTATTCATGTCCTTCTCCTTTGTGGTATTGTTTGCTGTTCCTTATGCTTCTATTATACGTTAACCTATAAGATATGTCAATAGGTTAAACAGCGGAAAGCGATATTTTTCGAATCCTGGAATCTTGTCAATGGGGATACAATGGGGATATTCTGGGGATTCAATGGAGTTGGGGGAGAGTTGGGGGAGAGTTGGGATGGGAGGCATCAGCCTCCCTTCTCTCACTTTGTGGTAATGACCAAGTCCCCTCCGCTGATGGTGAACATCTTGACCTCTTTGTCGAGAATCGTTTCCGCATCATCCAGAAGCAACACTTCCAGTTTCTCATCGGTGATTCTCTCATCGTTAATCCTGATAAAAGAGAATACGGATTCTCTGTGATACACACTGAGCAAGTTGACTACTTTCATTTCTGTCTCCTTTCCTCCATAACCTGTCCGATCAGTTCCGACAGGTCTTCTCCAGTTTCTTCATAAAGCGCATCGATGAGGAAATCCTCCAGGGCATCTTCGCTTTCGAACGTTCCGTCATCTGTTGCCTCGATGTAGGCTTTTACATATTCTTTCATGTCATTCCTCCTCATATTCCAGAAGAAAATCTACCTGTTCGGTGATGGAATCGATTACCACATTGTAGAGCAATGTATTGAGAACCAGAGTCTTCGCCAGTTTCTTGGTGATACCTTTGTTCAATGCGATCTCATCCGCAATCTCCTTAATCACTTCGTTTACCTTTACATCATATAATGTCATCATGTTTTTCTCCTTTCTTGTGGTGGAGGCCTCCCGATCAGGAAGGCCTCCTGTGTGTATGTCAGATGAGTCCCATCTGGAATGCACTCTCGTAAGTGCGTTCCTCGTATGTCCAGATGCCTTCAGCATCTCTCCCAAGGGAGATAACCGTGTGCATCTCTCCATACTGAGGGATGTCTGCCCATGCCTCAAAATTGATTGAGACAAGTGCCGGATTCTGGAACTCCTCCTTGATGGAGAGGAGAACCTCCTTTGTGTCGGAGAGGAATCCGAAACCTCCATCTCCTCCGAAGGAGATGTGACGGTTGATGATGAAGTTGGCAAGGGATGAAGTTGAAGCGAAAGTCATGGAAGACTCCTTTCTGCAGCTGTGCTGCTATGAGATTGTGAAGGGGACTCCTCTGGGGAATCCCCATGTGTATCATTCTCTTTCAATCACACAGATGTATGTGTAGTCTTCGCTGTCATCGAAGTGTACTGCGAATGCCCAATCGTTGTTTCTTGTTCCATCTCCATTGAGATTGTCACTGTAGAAACCAACATTGTTCTCAAGCATCCATTCAAGGACTTCTCTCCAATGCTCAAGATCGGGATTTACCTTGAAGAATCTGTCGATTGCTTTCTGTCCGTGAAATCTTCTGTATTCCTTCCATGCTTCAACTCTCTTTGTCATCTCTGTCCCTCCTCTATGTTGTTTCCTTGCTCCTTATGTACTCATTATACGTTAACCTATATAAAAAGTCAATAGGTTAACTTAAAAAAGATGAGGAAATTTGAAAATATTTATAGAAGGAACAGGAATGGAATTAGTCAGAATTGTGGGGAGGGATTCATAAGTCCCCACAGAGATGACTAAAACCTCCAATAGATGGTGATGTCTCCTTTCTCTCTTCCTAACACAATCTTCTCAATCAGGTCGTTGCAGAGCATCCTTTTCTGCTCCAAAGAAGCATCTTCCAGAGAAAGGTCCTTGAGTCTCTTCCTAACCTGTTCCTTAGTCAGATATCCGTCAGGATGCTTCTCACTCTGGTATCTCTCTATCTCTCTGCGGAGTCTGTCTCTCTGATCGTAGAGTGGTTTTATCTGTTCCGACAGGTCTTCAAGGTCGATGTCCACATCAGAGGCATACAGGGTGAGGAGTCTGGATATCTTCCTCTCTGTGGAGGAAAGTTCTTTCTGCATGGAAGGGATGGGGTTAGGTTTTTTCTCATGTCCTTCGGAGATAATCTGTTCCAGGTATCCTTCCTCAAATTTGAGACTCTCAATTTCTCCCAGAATGATACTGTCTAACTCCTCCACACGATAATTCGGATTCTTGCATCCTTTCATTCGGCTCATGTGCGTGTTGCCATCTCTGGAATAGCACTTGTAATAGTAGTATCCAGTTTTCGTCTTCTTGTACCTTCCGTCCGGCATCCTTTCATAATGGACTCCTCCGTGCGTGAAGTATCGTGCGCCACAGTTTCCGCAGAAACACAGGCCAGAGAGCATGTATCGTCCTTGGAATGGCGAACGATATCTGCGGTCATTCTTGTCCGCCAATTCCTTGTACATGTCCTGCGCTTTCTGGAAGGTTTCTTCATCTATGATAGGTTCATGGAGTCCGTCATAGACATTGTCTTTGTATTGGATTTTTCCGATGTAGATTGGATTCCTGATAATTTTTGATATCATGTGTGGGTCTGTGTATCCCACATGTGTGTTTGCATATCGCTCTTTCATGTAGGAGCATATCGAGCGCAGTGACTTTCCTTGCAGGAAGAGGTCGAATATCTTACGGATCTGGAGCGCTTCATATTCGTTGACGATGAGATTTCCATCAACAAAATCATATCCTGTCGGCCTGTTTGCTCCTCCTCTCCATCTGCCTGACTTGGCTCGTCCTACTCTGCCCATTTCCATTCTCTCTTTGATTTGGTCACGTTCCAATTGGGCGAAGGCAGCCATAATCCCAATCATTGCCATCCCCAGGGGAGTCGCAGTATCCAGATTCTGAGTCTCTGCAACGAAAGCAATGTTCAAAGGTTTAAAGACATCTTCGATGAGATACAGTGTATCTTTCTGACTTCTGGACAGCCTGTCCAGTTTCCAGACAAGAACTGTGTCCACAGTGCCTTTTCGGCAAGCTGACAGCATGGATTGGAGTCCAGGTCTGTCCATCGTTCCTCCAGAAAAAGCTGGGTCTTCATATGTCTTCACGACTATCCAATCTTTCAGCTTACAGTACGTTTTGAGTCTGTCTTTCTGTTCTCCGATGGAATATCCTTTGACTTGCTCCTCTCCTGATACCCTCACATAGATTGCTACTCTCCTTTTCATCTGGCATTCCTTCCTTTCTCATCGAAAGGTGATATAATGCAATTGGAGTTTTTCATGTAAATTCACCTTTCGGAAAGAATCCCCACCTGGAACTGCAATCCAGATGGGGATTTCTTTTTGTCTATAACTTTCCTCTGATTTCAACGACTCTCCCGATGATCCTGACAGGTATGTCCTGTGTGTCGGATGTAGTGAAATACATCGGAGGATACATGGGATTGTTACTCACCAGAGCAATCCCGTCTTTGTACACTTTCAGCTTCTTGCACACAGCATCGTTTCCGTTGACAAGCGCAATCACTGTCTGTCCGTCATCAGCTGTCGATTGCTTCCTGACGATGACCACATCTCCCTCCTCGATGCGAGGAGTCATGGAGTCTCCTCTGATGCGGAGGCCGTAGTATTCACCGAACTCTGTCCATTTCATCGGAATCTCTTCCCGATCCACAATCTCCTCAGATGCCTCTAAGGGAATCCCAGCTGCAACTCTTGCGTACACAGGAACAGAAACCGCATATTTTCCATACGATTTGTTTCTGTCATCCAGAATCTCAGATCTGTCTACATTAAAAAACCGTGCCATCATATCAACTTTGTCCATTCTTGGAGTCCTTACTCCATTCACCCAATTCGACACAGTGGACTTGTTGACCCCAATATAGTCAGCAAGTTCTTGTTGTGTCTTTCCTCTTGAAATCAAGAGGTCTGTAAGATTCTTTCCAATCTTCTTGGCAAGTGCCTTTTCGTCGATTTTCATGTGTTCACCTCCTGACAACATTGTAAGCTATTTTGATAAAAAAGTTAACATTTAGTATTGACAGTTTGCGTATAGGCAACGTATAATAGACTTATGTTGAGGGAGAGAAAACTTCTTCATCTGTTAACTTATAAATAACACTTTAGATGTAACGAAAATTGCACACTGAAAGGAGGTGAGCAAAAAAAGATGCCTATTACTATGGAGGCAGCCAGAAGAAATGCAAAACTCACACAGGCTGAAATTGCCGAGATGCTTGGAGTCTCCAGAATCACTTATATGAAATGGGAGACAGGACAGGCGGAGATGAGGCCTGCGTACTTCATCGCATTCTGTGCAATCGTTGGCATGAACACGGATGATATTTTTATGCCCAAAGGTTTGCACAGAGACAACTTCAAATGTGTTGAGTATGCAAAGAGAAACCTCAATGCCGGAGAGGAGGCTTGAGTGAAAGTCAAAATCACACATGTCATGGCAGATGGAAGTATCCGAAATTCTGTGAAAGGAGTCCCTGTCCCAGAGTCTCTGGATACGACCTACAAAGTCATAACAGAAATCCTGAGAAAGGAGGAGAAATGAAAAAGACAATCGCTGCTTTTGTCAGCGGACTTGCAGGAGGCATCGGAACACACATGCTCCTCAAGACAGACCTGATGTATTCCAGAGGGGTTTCAGTTATCGGAGGAGAAATCTTCTTCGAGATCGCAAATGGAGTCCTGGCATTCTATCTGGTTTACAACTTTTTCTGCATGGTCGAAGACATCCTGATCAGAGCAGAAAGAAAGAGACACCGCAGACTTCGCAGACAGATGAAGAGATAAAAAAAGAGTACCTTCGGGAAGAAACCCTAAAGGCACTCAATACGGCGCAATCTAATTTTGTCAAATCTTTGTCTCATCTGCAACATACCACAAAGGAGAGAAACATGGATATCGGATTCAGAGTCAACATGCCGGACGATGTTCGGAGAATGTTGGATTTGCTCCACACGACATTCCGAGGAATGGTGGATGTTGTCAACACGAATGAAATGGACAATCTCACCATCACCATCTGGGCGGATGGCAAATCAAGAACGACCATTGAGAAGGGCAGATACATCTACGAGAAATTCACAAATCCCTATAACGGAACATACATCACATCCGAGGCGAAAGTGAGGAAAACATATGGAGAAACTGACACGGATACAAACGGAACTGAAAGCACCGAAGAAACAGTATAACTCCTTCGGTAAATACAATTACCGAAGCTGCGAAGACATCCTGGATGCGCTGAAACCTCTGCTCGACAGATACAACGCATCGGTCATCATTTCCGATGACATTGTTCTGGTAGGAGCAAGGTTCTATGTAAAGGCAACTGCCACATTCATCGACAACGAGACAGGACAGCAGAAGTCAGCAACAGCATTCGCCAGAGAACCTGAGACAAAAAAAGGCATGGACGAGTCCCAGATCACTGGCACGGCATCTTCCTACGCAAGGAAATACTGCTTGAACGGACTTTTCCTCATCGATGACACAAAGGATGCTGACACGGACGAAAACCGCAACGAGCGGGAGGGCAGACAGCAGAAGCAGCCGAAACAGCAGAAATCCCAGAAACCGCAGGAGAAAGAATTCGATCCTAACGAGGTTTCCGAGAAACAGGCAAAACTCAATGCCGTCAGGTCCCTTTGCAAACAGGGCAAAATCAGCGAACAGGCAATCATCAATGTCTTCCG